CTCTTGTTAGTAGTATTAAATCCTTTACGATTCTTCCCGGCCTCGCTCAAAAAGATACCAGGAATATTACTCTCACCGTATTCGTTTAGTGAAACAATAGCTGCCTCACCGATACTGTTATTCTCTATGGAGTAGTATAAGCTGTTGGGTTCATTTGTACATTCAACAATGTATTTGTTAACTTGTGCAATCAATTTAATCTGTGTAGGAATATCTGTCTTGTTGTGCTTCCATTCACCTACTTGAGTTGTAGTGTTAGCTTCAAAGATTTGTATGGCGGCTGGATCGCCACCTGTACCTAAACTTGGATCTAATGCAACAGCATATATATTGCCTTTCTCAGGCTTTTTATACCACCGAACTTGTCCCATACGACTAACAGGCTCTGTGCCTTCCATCATAATCAATGTGTTTGGATTTATAAGAGTTTCGTCAGCGATAATGAACTCACAACCAATCTCTCGGTTGAAACGATCATCACCCAACTGAGCCCTCATTTCTTTAGCCCATTGCTCATCACGTCCGGGCTGTTCGTTCCAATAAGCACGGTACGAGCGGAAACCGTTCACACCTAATGCTGTCTTGTTGCCGTACTCATCTTCTGTTTTGTTAGCACCCTTCCAGATCAAAGCAAACTGGTCTTCATCACTATTAGGAGTACTAGTGATAATCGCTTTACCACCAGTTGATAGTATAGGAGTAATAGCAGTCCAGAATTCTGTAGCAATGCTAGGTCGCACGAATGCAAACTCATCAAGATACAATAGTGAAATAGACATACCACGACCTGTATTTTCAGTTGTAGTGGCACTAACAATACGACTACCGTTCTCAAAGTCTAATGAACCTTTGTTATATGTCGTAACACCGGCTTTGATGTGATCGGGACAGTTCTCATATGCATATCGTATGCGTTGCATAATCTCCTGAGCACCTGTATATTTGTGCGCCGCAATAAGAATTGTGCTATCAGGTACAAACATTGCATACCATAGTAAGTATCCTGCGGCTGATGTTGACTTACCTGACTGACGAGGCATCAATGAGATAGAAAAGCGATATCTATGGTAAGTATCAATTAATCGTTCTTGATATTCCCACGGATGATATAACATACTACCTCTTGTGGGGTGTTGTATGTAGAAAAAGTTATCCATGAAGTATAGATAACCTGTGTTTGGATCGCAACACTTAACAAAGTCTTGTAATTCTTTATCTGTTTTAAATTGTGTCTTTTTATACGGGTCCTTCACTAAGGAAGGACCGTTGCTTAATGGCTTACTCATACACTTATTTAGTAGATAGAATACTACTATTTAGAAAACGGGTTCTCACCTGTGAGATGCGGTTTAGCAAACATCACTCGCATCCATTCAGGATCGCCTGGTCTAAGATTATTATCTTTGATATACTGTGCTTTTTTAGCTTGAAGCTGAGTATCAATAGGGTGAGTTGTTTCACCTGTGATCTTACCTGAGCCACTCAAACGCTTTAACTCATCTAATGTCATATCTTTCTCGGGAACAGGTTTATACTCTCTCATTGACTGATAGCCGTTTTGTAGTTTAGCTTGGTTGAATGCGTCAAACATATTAGTATTTATTGATTCTTCCAGAACTCAACCACTAGTGGGTTGACTACATGTTTCATCCATGTAAACCACATTTTATGCATTTCATCTGCTTCAGGGGGCAGTTCTAACTCAAAGGTATCACGTAGTAACTCACGCAAATATTGACTACCATCCTCGGTAAACAGTTTGCTAGTATCAATGTGAAATCCATTGTCTTCTGAAATAGTTACGTTATATTCAAGGTATTCTAGTACTAATGGAAAAGTATAATCACGATGAATACTCTCATAACCATACACCTTAATCCTATCATGAGCCATAGACCCTTCTGAAGGGTAATCTAATACAATACCCACGTAATCATTCCCTAATTCTTTTAAAACACCCATTTTTATTGCGGACCAAAAGTTGAAGAGGTGACCCTGTACTATTATCTTTTCATTTGCATTCAAGAGATAATCTTTGTCAATATATTCATACAGTCTATCAACATGGTGGATGTTATCATCCACGTGTGCATTTACAAACTTAGGAGGTTTAAGTTTGTAATCTACTCTTTTGTATTTTTTGAGCATCCATTCTTTATAGTTTAACTTCTTTACTCTAGGACCAAACCCCTCACATATGCTTATCATATTACACACATGGTTACCCCCGGTTGCCCCGGGGTAAACTACGTATAAGTATTTTGCTTTTTTGAAATGTTCTACAGATATCGCAGACATTGACTTATTTTATATCTAATGGGCGTTGTTTTGTAGCAACGATACAGTAGTATTTTTCTCTCATTGTAGTTTGTTCACCGGTTTCTTGATTTGGCATACCAATATCAAATTCTAACACATTAAACTTGTCTATATCAAATCCTGTTCTTTGTAGTAGAGCAGCCAATTGATTTTGTCCCAAAATACTATAGTGGTTTAAGTTAAACTCGTGTTTACGGTCACAGTCAGGAGCCGGCACTTCAATGTATATTTTACCGTGCTGTTTTAGTATACGATTGTATTCCATCAAACTAAAGATAGGATATGGACTGTGTTCTAGTGCATGGCGCAAGAAGATAAAATCTGTAGACTCGTCATGGTATCCCTTATCTTGCGGCAAGAATGTCAAGTCATATTTCTTAATAGTATGACCTTTCTTTTCGCAAATATCAACGTCACCCGGGCTCAATGTTACACCGGTTAAATCAGTATAGCCTCGTGACTTCATTTCGTCTAGGAAGTATCCAGGACCGCAACCTAAATCTAATATCTTTGCATTCTTGGGAATATTTAGTGGGTCAATATATGTTTTGACAACTTCTTTAGTCATATGCTCATGCATTGGACTATCACCCTCATCGTAGATATGAGCGGTATACAACCATTCGTTGTAAAATTTGAGTTTGACTAGGTCTAGTGTGTTATTGATATCAATCATTGAGAATCCTGTAATTTGATATAATTACTTATTCTCAAAACTGACTGCTGAGAAATTATTTTCTCTTATAGCCCTTAAAGGGTTTGACTATGCTTTTAGCATTTGTATCAGATAGTTCTTCGCTATCCATATCACCTTTATTTAAATCTATATATGCTAAACCGGCAGCTTTATATGCTAATTTAAGCATATCCTGTTCTTCTTTAGTGTAGGGGTGCGTAGTATTGTGTTTACCTACCCAACTTTCTGCAGGCATTTCAATTGGATTTATACCATCACTACTTGCGACAGCCATCATTAAACGATTTAAATCATAGTTTCTATCATAGCTATCTATTTTCTTTGAAAAAATATTTAACCCGCGGGTAGATTGTTGCTGACGTTTGGATATTTTACCAACCTTAGATTCGGATACAAATTCATTTGCTCTCATTTGCGTTTGTATCCTTTGAAGGCCTTAACCGGGCTATTCTTAACTACATCAACTGCTTCGTCACTGCCAGGAGTACTAATTAATTTCTTACCAGTTACCCCGACTTCTCTCATTGCATAGTCAATGTCAGCTTCAATATTTGGATCCATGTATGATGAAACAATCATGTTCTCACCCCATGGGGTGTCGCCTTCAAAATCTTGTGGGCTGATACTATCTTGCTGTCTCTCAATTTGTCCACGAGCAGATGCCATTGCAACACCAAAGCGATATTGTTTGTAAAAATCGCTATTTGGCAACCCGGGTATTGTATACGTTCCTGGCAGGGCACGTGAAACATCATTTGTTAATGACCCGTGTTGCTCGGCGATAAATTCTTTTGCTCTCATTATGCAGGCTGCTCAGTTGTCAATATTATACTATTTTCAGTACCCAATACATCACCGGAGAACCCTTCAATGCCTAGAGGCATTCCAAGTACTACTTCATTAAAAGTAATTTGTGCTGATACAAAATGTTCTATTGTGGCATTTGCATTGGGATTGACAAGTATTCTTACATTTCCACCTGTCAAATCCATATTATAATTAGATACTAGGTAGTTACCAAACACTGTGGTTGCAAATGCAGTAAACTTTACATTATTTGCACCGTTATTAATTGCCGCATTGATTGTGATATTTTGACTGTTTGCTGTATTCGGTACGTATGAATTTATTTGGAAGACACCCTGAGTGAATATGTTTGCGTCAGTCTCAAAAATAACTTGATTAACTGTATTTCCAGTAGTCATACCAAGATACGTAAATGCACCGGTTGAAAATATTTCTGCAAAATTGTTATTGATTTTTTGAAATGCCGTACGTAGCGGGTCACCTTCACCGTCGTTAGGTAATGCGCCTATGTTAATAATTTCTGGGGTTGCCATTATGAATGTCCTGATCTATCTAGTATTTATCTTTCAAACCAAGACTTGGGTCTGTCAATATATAGTGGTTTTTTGTGACGTTGGATCTCTTGCAATGCCCTGATTGCTTGAAGTCTGACACTAGCATCGGCTGATCCTTTAACTATCTCAGTCAGTGCTGAGATTCTAGCTAATTCAGCCATAGTATAGTCTTTGTTTAATGTCTTTTGTGTCTCAACGTATGTCTGATAGTCGTTTGCAGTGGCGCAGCCTGCTAACAAACAGGCTACTACCAATAATATGCTATTACTTTGCACTCTCATATAGCTTTTTCTGTTCATTATACCACTCTTGCCAACCGTCTACTTTAGTTGAGCACTCATAATATAGGGAATAATTGTGAACAACTACCTTTAACATATCAGTAATTGCTACTGTATCCCCTTCAACTTTTTTAAGACTTTCGCATTTCTTCATTAGTTCAGGGGTAGCATTAGGAAACTTTTGAGTGACAGGAACTGTAGTAGAGCAACCTGCAATAAACAATAATGAAATTAATAGATATTTCATTTCTTTGCCTCCGCAGCCTTATTCAACTCAGCAGCCTGATTGTGTAAATCTATGAACTCTTTAGGTACAGGGCAGTTTTCAATGTACTTGATTACTTCCTCTCTCCTAATTCTTTCAGGACCTTCTACTTCTTTAATTATTTCTTTTGTATTCCATTTATCAACATACTTGATAATGTCACGACCTTTTTCACGGATTACTTTAGTCTTTTCAACAATCTTTTCCTGTATTTCTACATTCTTGTTTGCAGATTGTGCTTCAGCTTTTGCTACTTTAGCTTCCATCTCTTTAACTCTAAGTTCCCATTCTTTGCTGTCTGCGAGGCCGCCCTCTAGATAAACACCAAGAGTCAGTATCAATAAACTGATAACTTGTATAGCAAATTTATAAGCCCTAACAAAAGGAACAAAACCCAAAATGAACCCTGCTATAGTTCCTAGTACACCTATCGCAAAAATTGCGTGAGTGACCCATTCCGGCAGTACAGTTAATATCCACATGTAGTTATTTAGCCCTTAACGAATCTAACTCAGGGTTAATGTCACGTAAATAATGATTTCTATGATTGTCAAAAATGTCGTTATAGTTATAGAATTCTGCTAATTCGTTAGTATACTCTGTTTCCGTGAAACACCTAACTTGAAGGCTCTTCATTTTACTATGAAATAGCGAACCCTGATACTTACATGACGTATTCAGCCATTCTTGTATCTTACCCCAAGCTTGTTTTTTGTATTCTAGCGGTAGATTGACCATATCAAGTCTACTAGGATTTTCTAAGATGATAGGCCTAATATCAATTAGTGTCTTACCAGCAATGCGATTGAAATTTTCAAAGTATTCAAACAATTCTGTTATTCTACTCAAATTAGCTATCTGAATAACAGGAGTAGGCCTGATTACTGCGTTAGTCATGGATAGTATCTTCTGTATGTTACTATCTATTTGTGACCACTTACTAGGAAATCTTAGATACTCTTGCATAGTACCATAGCCATCAATACTAGCATAAAAGGTAACATGATTAAACTG